CTTGTGCCTTGACCGCTTGCGGGTGGATTGGTGATGTCACCGGTAGTTCCAAGTTGTTGGTTATAAAGCTGCGCCGTAGTAAATGTTGATAACGCTTGACGACCAGCAGCAGTAATAGAACCAGTTTGAAAATATTTTGCTGTACCTGCGGCGGCTGTATAGTTGTTTGAAACATATACAGTAGCTGAAGTAAGTGCGGCTGTACCGCCAGAAACGGCTACAGGGTTACCACAATCAACAAAAACATCATTGAGGGTTGAACCATAAGGCAGATACATAACAGCGCCACGATATACGTTGGTCGCAGAGTCCGCAGGAATTGTTTGCGCTGTAGGTGGATATACAGTTGCAGAAGGTGTATACACCGTTGCCTGTGTATTTGGAATGCCGTTTGATCTAACAAATATGCCAGAACCACCAGAATAACCAGATGAGTTATTGGTTGTGTTGAGAATGTCTAGATATGCTGTTTGTACTGCCTCTGTATAACCTACGTTACGAAGAGGGCCAAATCGATTGTCGCCCGCCAGAATAGGGCCTTCAAATGTACTACGTCCCATGATAAGAATCCTTATGCAAAAGAGCTTTTACCAATCGTTGCATCGTCTGCTGGGGCAGTGGCGGTAAAAGCAATCACCCAGATGTGTTCAATATACACCATTTAAACGCTATTAACAAGAGTTTAAACATTAAAAAAGGGGCCGAAGCCCCTTTTTCTTAGAATGAACCAGAGGAGCCAAAAACTCCCAATGGATCAGACCAACCGAAGCTGTAACGCTCACGGGCTTTGTAACGCACGTTGCCGGTATCAAAGTCGCCGTCCATGCTGTTTTGCAGCGGTGTACGAACGAACATTTTCAAACCGTTAGGTACGTCTGTCGTCAAGAACCAAGCATTGGTATCTGTCAGATAGTGATTGATGGTGTAGCCATCAGGGATTGCGCCATTATTCTTGATGGCATTGAGGTCGTTGTTGTTAGTGCCGACACGGAGTTCGGTTTCCAACAGTCGCGTAGCGACAAACTGCAATGCAGGAGGAATAATCAGCTTCTTAGGCTTAGCGGCAATCAACAAACCACGCTCATCCGTCCAAGCGGCGATCTGAATAACGGCGGCTTCCAAAGAAGTCTCGTTCAAGTCGGCTTGAGTAGATGGAGTGTTGGCGTTAGTACCACCATTGACCAAAGGGTGTGCAGTGCTAAACAGAGCAACGCCGTCACCACCAGCGTAAGCTGATGAGAAACCGTTGTTCAAAGTTGCAGCAGCTTTGATTTGCTTGGTGTAAGCCATAGCACGGGCCAGACCTTTGGTGTAACGAGCAGACAAGCTGTCATACAAGTTATCTTCAATCGCTTCTTCAGTGATTGCAAAACCCAAAGCAATGGTTTCGTGGTTATAGCGTGTTGTCCATGCCTCTTGTGCATTGTCATAAGCGATGGCAGAGCCTTCGTTCTTGACAGGAGCAGCAGAGAAACCTGAAAGTTTCGTTTCTTCTTCAAAAGCACGCTCAGAGGTTTCGATTTCATAAAGTTCTTTATGTTCTTCACCATAACGAGCGTACTCCATACCAAACAAAGCGTTCAGGCCGGGCAGAAGTTCTTTAAGTAATTGTGCGCGTGAAATAGCCATTTAAGTTACTCCTTAGACGTTAACCGCTTGGTTAGTATTGCTATAGTACTCATGAATACCAAAGTTGAATTTTACAATTGCTTCTTGGTAAATGGTGAAGACCATAGTGCTGTTTGCTGGGATAGTAATACCTGTAGAGGCAGTACCAGTTGGGGAGTTAACTGTCGCGGCTTGAGCGTTGATAGAAACTGTTTGTGAGCCAGTGCTGGTAACAGCAGATGAAACACGTGAGCCTGTACCAATCAATTGACCGTTAGTGGCCAAATAAGCAACGTCAGCACCTAAAGGCAATGCACGGCTTAAACCGGTACACACCAAGCTGGTTGTGCCGCCACCGGAAGCCAATGTTGCGGTAGCAACAATAGCTGTATCGGGAACAATGTCAACGATGCGGATTGGCAAAGTTGAAGTAGCGGCTGCTGTAGCAGCAACGATACCGTTGGAAGAGTTACCAGTGTTGACGTTACCAGCCAAGTTAGAACCTTCACAGTTCATACCGACATCAGAACGAGCAATAGAACCAATTGTTGTACCACCAGCGGCAGTAACAACAGCCACACGGAACAAAGTGTCAGGATCATCAGTCACGATAGCAACTGCGTCACCAGCCAAGGTGTTTGCGGGCCAGTATTGGGAAAACTGCTTTTGTTTGGTGATAGGGTTGGTAAATGTGCAGCCCAAGAACACACCAATCGTACCGTTACCAGCAGAGCCGGTAATGGCGCTTGCGCCAGTAGTAACGATTGAACGTGTAATGAAACCACGCGATTGACCTACGATATCTCCGTAGAAAATATTGGTGCCGAAGTTGTACTGGATTGGAATGTTCCGTGTTGAACCAGCAAAAACTTGACCACCAATCAGATTGATGGGTTTAAACCCATATGGGGCATCGATGATTGGATATGCCATTTAAGACTCCTTGAAATGTTTAAGAACCTGTTCCGAACGATACTTTTGTCGATCTTTCTGCAAATTTCGACATTCGTGGATCGTTATCTCTCATAAAGTTGTTGTCCACAGACTCCATCTGAGACTTGTTCAAATTAGCAAAGTGACTTTCACGTTGCTTCAAGAACTCAGTAGGAATCGCGCATAGAAGCAATCCACCCATTTCAATACTGCCTTTGAATCGGCCCTCTTGAACTGCGTGCATCATCATTTCTGGATAATCATCCGCTTTCACGGGTTCATAACCTTCACGGAAACTCGCCGAGATGTTTTTAGGGTCTGACGCACCCATCATGCTGACGCGAATCCAACGATGAGTAATACCGGGGCGAGGATCAGGGGATGGCAAGACATCTGGCGCTCTCCATGAGGTGGGTCGAGCCATTACTTGACGAGTTTCCATTGCGCGGGGCGAGCGGTTTTGCTTAGCTGCGCTTTGCTCATTTTGATCATTTACCTGTTCCATTACGCACTCCTTCTTAGATTTGCTACCTGTTTCGCATACTCTTCTATAGGCACATTAAGCCTACGCGCAATGGTGGCTTGAGATGCTGTTAACTTGATGCGATTGGGGGGTGTGCTGCGTGAAGCCGGGGCTACTACGGCAGCGGGTTTGGCGCGGCGAGGAGGTTCCTCATCCGTATCTGACGACTTTTGAGAGGTGTCATCTTCCTCATAGCGCTGAGTATCAAAATGCTCAGGAAATCTTTTGCGCATCGTTTGATCGATGGTACGGAAATACTCTTCAGTACCCGCATAGTCGTCACCATATTCTCTTTTTAGTTTTCTGTCAAGCCCCATCGCAGCCATTGTCATTTCATCGTCTGCGCCGAACCAGTCAGAATTTTTCTCTACCCACTTCTGGGTGCGAGGAGACATATTGGGTTTTGCCTCTTGTACAGGGGGTTTAAACGTTTCAGGCTCATCGATTGGGCGCATCTGTTCTGCCCGGTCGATCTTGAGAGCTGCTTTGGTGATTGCCATTTGCGCATCTGCAACACCGTCTGAGTCCCCTGATTCGTAAGCTTCCTTGTATTGTTTCTTGGCTGCGTCCAGTTCCATCTGGGCTGAAGATTTGTTTTGCTCAATGAAAACTTCGCTGCCGGACTTGAGCTGTCCTTTTAAACGCTTGTTTTCCTCATACACCTGAGTAGCAAACTCTTCTGCTGCCAGACGCTCCCGCTCAGCCTTTTCTTTGGCTCTGCGTTCGTCGTGGTAGCCACGCTTTAATTTACCGACCCGCTCCTGTACATCTTTGCTGTACTGGGAAAGCTCTTCATCTTCTGGGTCGTTGATTGGGCCTGCGCTTTTGCGGCCTCGGTCTTGTTCAGGGGTATCGTCTTCGATATCCACCTGTAACTTTTCCTCCTTTTCAGGAGCGTCGTCTTCTGCCACTGGGAATTTAAATTCCGATTCGTATGTTGCCATGATTACTCCTTATGCACGCGAAATGCCGCGAGGGTCTTCCACAACCGCTTCAACAGAGTCATCATTGATGATCCTGAATTCACGACCATGAATCTTCAGGCGAGTGCCTGAATTGGGGCGGACGATGACGAAGTCACCGACTTTGCAACGAGGCCCACCGGGGAATCTCGTCTTATCTTGGTAGGCTTCTGGGCCAATCTTTACAACAAACAAGACAGGCGACAAAAGCTCCTCGTAGTGGATTGATTGGTTCGACTTAACGATGCCAATCTCACTGTCCGCATACTCCTCCATTGCTTCTGGTACGACCGTCAGCAACATAAACCCAGAAGGGTCTGGCAATTGCCTTGCTTTTTCTTCAGAGGTTTTGTTTAAAACCCCCGAAAGATCAATAGCTGCAACATCAAATTCACTCATCGGAATACTCCATTTTTTTCGCAAGGTCGCTTATAAACCCGTCTGCGTAGCCTAGACCTCGAATTACCCCGCAGATGTGCCGATAATCGGCATGATCGGTTACCCTTCCACTTGCTAAGTACTCAACCTGCTCTTGGCGGATCTTTCCTAGCTCAGTTCGCACGTGCTGTAAGACACGGTTTGCATCCATACTTACCCTTTCTTAGGTTTATTTGGAGGTTGTTGCGCAGATTTCTGCGCGGCCTGCACCGCCATTTGAGTGCGGTGTTTTGCGACATCAACGCCAAGTCTGGCTCCGTCGAGTTCCATTTGTTTGTTTAAACGATCTTTGTTTGTAGCTGCGGTAGCGGCTACCTGCATGGCTGCAATTTCTTTCTGCGCGGCGATACGGGCTTCTTCCACCCGGATCTGATCCGCTTTTGCGGCTGCATCCATCGTTTGTTTTTGTTGCTTCAACTGCAAATCTTGTTGCTTTAGTTGCAGTTCTTGCATCTGCATTTGAACAATAGGATCTTGCATTTGCTGTTGAGCCTGCTTTTGCTGGGCCTCTTGGCTGTTTTGTGTAAACAGTTGTTTGGCTGCGTCTGCTGCCATGATGGCAAGGTGGTCTGCCATTTCTGACGGTACTTGCTTGGTTTTTTCTTCATCCGGCAAAGGTATGCCCATGCGTTTCTCAATTTCTAAGCGGTATTGGAATCCCACATGTTCATTCACATGCGCCAGCATTGCGGCCTGCATAATCTGAGCTTGAGGGTTTTGGGCAATGATTTGGGCAATCTTGGGGTCTTGCATCGCCATCATGTGGACTTGGATGTGAGCCTCATGGTTTTGCTCAATAAATGCCTTGACCGGCTTGCCGTTTAGGATGTTTTGGTTTTCCTGAACTGGATCGGTTGGGGTTTGGTCATCTTCTGTTTTGACCAGCTTATTCGCGTTCTTAACCCCCAGAACCTCAATCATCTGGCGGTGCAGCATAGCCATGTCGTACAACTGGGGTGCGCCTTGGGCTAACTGGAGGACTGCCTGATACTGAACAATCTTCTGCGCCATTGTTGAGGCGTTTGGATCGCTGACTGGGATAACGTCAGTGGTTTCGTAATCAGACTTACGAGCGGCACGGCTACCCTCTTCTGGTTCGTAGTCATAATCTTCTGGGGTGTAGTCGGCGATGATTACCTTCAGAAGCTTGAACTCTTGCTTCATTGAGAAATGCATACGGGACTGGACTGCTCCCATGACCTTCAAGGTACGTTCCAAAATTGCTAAGGTAGTACCGACCGGAGCCTGCGCAGACATATCAGAGACATTCATGTCTCCGCCGTTGGCAAATGCACGGCCTTCTTCTACGATGTTTTGGAATAAAGCAAACAGAACCTGACTGGGTTCTTTGTAAGGAAGAGGAAGAATGTTGTCTCGGATTGATCCAGACGGCACATCTACATCTCGGAACTCTCCGGGCTGGATCGGTGTGTCGTCACCTTTGATGCGAAGACCGCGAGACTTGAGGCCCCCGGGTAAGTTTGAGAGTGTTCCCGCATCCACAAGCTGACGGATGAGCATCGTTGCGCTTTTTGCATATCCCCCGATAAGGTGGATAAGACCATAACCATAGAAGCCATCACCGGGGATGTATTGGTAGTGGACGAAGTGCTGTCGTTTGATGTGAAGTGAATCGCCGTCATACCAATTTCTCCTAATTGCAAGAATTTCGCCAGATGATTTTTCGACTGTAATTACGTAAGGCAGGGCAATGCCTGTCTTCTCGCCTTTTTTGTTTGTGTGTTCAAAGCCGGGCAGGTCAATATCGACATGCATTTCTAAAATACGGTAGCGGTCGTCTTGAATAGCAGAGATACCGTTCTCTTCAGATTTCTGTTTCTCTACATCGTCAAGCTCATACCCGGGTTCGCCAAGGTCAACATCTAAGTAAAAACCCGCCTCTTGGAGCTTTAAAACTTCATTCTCTGTCTTGCGCATTACGTGGGTAACACGTTCGGAAGACTCAATATCTCTTGCGCCGTAAGGCACTACAAGGTCTTCTGCGGGTATAAACACCGCCATTTGACGGCCTTTGGATGGGTCGTAGTAGACCTTTTTAAAGGCGGAGCCGGTAATTGGTAAAGACCACAGGAGCTTTTCATGCTCAGGGCGGTACTCCGTCATTATCTCCGTCAACTGATAGTTCATATCTTCTTGAACTCGTTGAGCTGCGTCTTCTGTTTCAGGAGTTTCTTTGCCGATAATTTTGGTCTTGACAGGCCCCATTGCAGGGAATGTCTCGGTAATACCTTCGGACTGGAATCTGACCACAGATTCCGTCAGCATTGGATGGAACACACCGCAGGCTCCTTGCCAAGGTTCGGTACGCTCTTCATACTTCAAACCCAACAATTTCAAGCCATCTACATAGGTTCTGATCCAATCTCTGCGGTCGCGGGTATCTTTATCAAAATCTTCTATTAAATCAGAGCCAAGCTGTTTCAGGGCTGACTCATCCATGAATTCAGCTAGGTTGGCATCAAATGTTTCTGCAGTGTCTTCGGCAGGTTCCATGTGCATATGAAGCCCGCCAATGCCAACATCTACAGACTCAGGATCTTCAATTTCAATCTCAATGGGCGGGCCGGACAAGTCCCCAATCTCATCGTTTAAACCTTGTGGTGCTGCGTATAAACCTTTATCCATTGAACTTGTTGCCATTTTTAATCCTTAATAGTCTTTAATGTTGCCCTGTTTGTGCGAGCGGAGTATTTAAAATCTTTAGCTGGGTGACTACTAACTTTAACTGCGCGATCTTTTGCGCGTTCTTCAGCAGTCATGCTGTCTCGGGCCTTGCCTTTTTTGGTAAGTGTTCCAGACTTGGTCATGTCGCCACGCTTCTTGAGGATACCGATAGCCATACCTTTATCCCCGACTTGGGCTGCAAGTCGCTTAACAAGTTGATGCTCACCCATGAATTTTTGTGTTGCCATGAAGCGTCCTTAAACTGTGTAATACCGCTCTGTTCTGCGGCCTTTGAAGTACCTGACTTCCTCTTGTTCATCTGAGTCAATTTGAATGAACCCGCCCCGGCGGAAACGAAGCAATGCCTGACTAGAAGAGTCAACAAGGTCATCGTTGTCGCCGTTAGGAAAGGCTGCGAGTTCTTCCATCAACTCATCAGCCCAGCGGGTATCTGGACACCAGACCAAACCAGATGAAAACAGGTCTGATATCGCGTTTACACGCGCTATCTTATCGCTTCCTTTGCTTGGTGTGTACTCCTCAAGAGGTATTCCCATCTGACGAAGCTCATAGATAAGCGGCGCACCCGCCGCTTTCTTCTCAACAATCAATGTGTCTGGGTTCCATTCTTTCCACGTATCAAAGGCACGTTTCTTCAGCTCTGGAAACTCCATTCGTTGTTTAAACGAGTCAAGGACAATGATGTTTGGCTTCAAGTTACCCATAGAGTCAGGGTGTTGGAAGATTCCCCATGTGGTACAGGCTGAATAGTCAGCGCGGTTGTTCTTCTCAAAGGCTGTATCCCAGCTTTGAATCAAATAATCGCATGGAGGAGGTGTATCTCCTTCCCAAATCCGCCACATATCCCGCTTAATAATGGCT